TACCCTCTACAATCCACCCTGATCACATGCAAGCACCTACCGTTTCGTACACCTTCAATGTCAAGGATGTGCACATGTTTTATCACGAAGCTGATAACACCATGAACTTCTCATCTCATGATGATGATTCTCGTATTGAGATCTACGGCATCGATGCAGATGACATGTTCCAGTGTGCAGGTAATGCTCTGTGCAGTAACCTGTCCATTCTTGATGAAATCAAGGTTACTGACTGGAAGGTTAGTCGAGCACAAGAAATGATCACCAAGCTGCAAGCCTTTGTTGACAAGCACAACAAGGCTGACTAATCTCACCATGCCCAATACCAGCCTGGGCTAGGATGCTGGACATTCACCCTGTTTCTTCTTAACCGTGACCAAGACTACTGAAACCCGTTTCCAACGCTTCCACAAGGGCAATCCCCATGTGTATGATCAGCTCAAGGCATTGGCTCTTCGCCTCAAGAAAGTTGGGGTTGAGAGTTATGGGATGAAGGCTCTGTTTGAGATCCTTCGTTTCAATGCTCTGCTGTCTGTTGATAACAAGCTCAAGCTGAGCAACAACTACACCTCGCTGTATGCTAGGCTGTTGATGCAGCAAGAGCCTGAGCTTGCTGGTTTCTTTGTTACTCGAACTCTTCGATGAAACGAAAACAACTCTCATTTACTGAGGTTGAGTTGGGTATCCTTGTGGATGCCCTTCGCAACCAATGGTGGGCACGTTACAATCCACAAGTGGAGAAGAATGTAGAGCCCCATCACAATTTGCTTGATCGTGTACTAACCGCTCAGATCCAAATTGAAAACACGGACCAGGAATCCACAACCGATTCCTAACTCAATCATTTCACCTATTGTTGGTGTTATGATTTCATGGTTATTTCTTTTCTGTGTAGCAGAATCACTACAACGTGACTATGCTATGCAGAGAGCACAACAACACTCTTCTAGGTAGATGTAGCTATGTCTCGTTCAGATCCTTTTGGTAATCGTATTGATGAAGTCATGGAGTGGGAAGCCACTGATGACTTGACTGACTACACAATTGAAGACGGTTTTAATGCGGCTGCCATGTGGGATCTCCCTGAGGCATTTGCTTGCATTGTCCGATCAACTGGAAAGAATGGTAAGATCACTGAGAAGGCTTACCGTTCACCTACAGCTGCTCACAAACATCTGCTCAAGCTGATGGATGAAGAAGCTGATGAGGTTGTAGTTCTCACTGATGAGACTATTTCCATGCCAATGTTTTGACCACCATCATCGTTCCTATGAATCCACACGACTTAGCAGATGTCCTTCATTATGAGGGGTTTGATGTTGACTATGACACAGGCGAAGTAAGTTCAGAGTCCACAGGCATGAGTAATGATATTCTCATTGTTCTTGCTGCTTTGAATAAGCTTGAGATCAAGCGTGATCTTGATGGCAACCCAACTTACTTTGTGCCACATCTAGATGTCTGTGACATGCAGACCTATTGTGAAGCTTTTCCTGATGACGTTTCCTGCAAACTCTACGATGTCTGACATTCTCAACCAACAACAAATCGAATCTCTCACCGATCACCAATACTCTCTTTTCCTAGCTTATGGCGACACCTTCCGAGATCAACAAACAATTCCAGTTAGAGAAGGAAGCGATCTCGTGTGGGAAAGAGAGGCTACACGACTCCTTGAAAAGGCTGGAAGAGGGCAGCTATGCTTCAGCTAGTGTTTATGGCACAGCAAGCATCAGAACCGCCTTACCGCCTGTTGTCAAGGCTGTAGAAGCTTCGCTATCTAAACTTCGTAAGGGACAAGCTGGGCAGTATTACAAGCCTATTGCTGAGCACATTGATGATCTTGAGCCGTTAGCTATTGCTACTATTGCTCTCAAGGTTACCTTTGATCTTGTGTTTAGTTGTAAGCGTAATGCTGATTTACTTACTAATCTCCTTACGTCCATAGGTTCAGCACTTGAGGCTGAGTGTAAGTTTAGATGGTATAAGCTCACTGCTCCTCAGCTGTTTAAATACATTGAGGATAGATACTTCCATGAATCCTGTGGTACACACCAGAAGGAATCCATTGCAAGTGTTATCCTTGGTAGACATGACATCCATTGGGATACATGGTCAGTCAAGACCAGAGCTGCCTTAGGTGGCTGGTGTCTTAACATTGTTATGGCTGAGACTGGATGGTTTACGAAACAGACGGAGACGCTTGGTAAGCGTAGTCAGTGTAGAGTTGTTCCTACTCCTGCTTTCATGGAGATCAGGGATCAACTCATCAACCAAGCTGAGATGTTCAGTGGCATCCCCTGGCCTATGCTTGTGGAGCCTAATGACTGGACAAACGAAAGGCTTGGAGGTTACCTGACAAACGAGCTTATGAAGGGCCATCAACTAACTCGACGCGGTAACCAGACAGTAAAACACGGGGACACACCCATTCAATTTCTGAACAAGCTTCAGAAGGTGAGATACCGTGTCAATACTCATGTGCTTGAGGTTGCTAGGCATTTTAAGGAAAGAGGGATAACAGTGGGGAAATTCATTCCCATTACTGAAGCCTTCAAACCACCTAGACCACCAGCAGCAGATGAGTTGCCTGAAGTACATCAAGCGTGGAAGCGTGAGATGGCTGAGGCATACAATGCTGATCGCCTTAACTTTAAGAGATCAGTGAGAACAAGAACTCAGTTGGAAGCAGCTGAGAAGTTTAAGGATGAGGAGTACTATCTCTGCTGGTCATTTGACTATCGGGGAAGAGCATATCCAATTCCTGCTTATCTAACACCACAAGATACTGACTTTGGTAAGAGCCTCATAAGGTTTGCTGACGAGTCATTTGTTGATGATAATGCTGAGCAATGGTTAGCCTTTCAAGTAGCAACAACCTATGGGTTGGACAAAGCTACAATGGAAGAGCGACTAGCTTGGGTTAGAGACAACCATGACCTGATCACAAAGATCGCTACTGATCCCATTGACAATCTCCCTGAGTGGGAGGGTGTCGAAGAACCATGGCAATTCATGGCTGCATGTCATGAGTATTACCACTGCTGTATTGAATGTGATAAGCAGTTCACTGGTCTTATGGTTGCTGTTGATGCAACTTGTTCTGGTCTACAAATCCTTGCGGGTTTAGCTAAGGATGCTTCTACTGCATCTCTTGTCAATGTGTCTCCTGGTGATAAACCTAGTGATGCATACAAGGCTGTAGCTGAAGAAGCCAAGAAGCATCTCCCTGAAGAGATGCATGAATGGATGACCAGAAAGACTACAAAGAGAACAGTGATGACAATCCCATACAACGCTACTAAAGCTAGCTCTCGTGTCTACATACGAGAGGCGCTAAAGGAGCAGGGATTTGAACCAACATCTGAACAGGTGTCAATGGTTGTCAAGGCTGTTTACGATAGTATGGATGCTATTGTTCCTGGTCCTATGCGTGTCATGCGTTGGATCAAGCAACATGTTGGTCAGTACATCAGAGACGGTGCGGCTGAGGTTGAGTGGACTACTCCTTCTGGTTTTGTTGTCAATCAACAAAGAAACAAGAAAGAGGTAGAACGTCTTAATCTTCAGCTGTTAGGAGCAACGAAAGTAACTCTTACTGTTGGTCAGGGTCATCCCTGTCCTACCCGTCACAAGTCCAGTACTGCTCCCAATCTCATTCATTCACTGGATGCATCCATTCTCCATGAAACCTTTCAAAAGTTTTTAGGACCATTCACGGTCATCCATGATTCAGTACTCTGTCGAGCAACTGACATGGGCACGCTCAACCGCCTTGTGCGAGAGACCTATACGGACATCTTTACAAGGGATTGTTGGCTTACTAAATTTGGTGAGTCAATCAATGCGTCTGAGCCGCCGCCAATAGTCGGCACACTTGACCCGGAAGTGGTCGAAGATTCCACGTACTTTTTCTGTTAACCACCATCATCACCATGACTACACACGTCACCAAAGAGCCTGTCGTTCTCGAAGGCTACCAAGCCATCCTGAAGCCGTCTGAGTACGGTTACAGCCTGTCTGCCCTGCTTCCCAAGGAAATCATTGATGCCCTGGAAGAAGAGCGTGAGGGCTGCCTGGAATGGGCTAAGAGCAAGGCTAAGAACCCTAAGCGGGTGACTGTTAAGCCTGAGCCTTGGGAAGAGGTTCGTGACGGCTACTACCAATGTAAGTTCCGTTGGAAGACTGATGACAAGCTTGTGCCTGTTGTCGTTGACACCGAAGGGACTGTCATCACTGATACCAATACTCCTGTTTACAGTGGTAGCAAGGTGAAGCTGGCTTTCATTCAAAAGCCTTATGCTCTGCCTGCTGGTGACATTGGTACTTCTCTCAAACTGAAAGCTATTCAGGTTGTCAGCCTTAATACGGGTGCCGGTGTCGTTGACAGCGGTGATCTGGATGCTGACAGTGCTGTCGAGCTGTTTGGTACTACCAAGGGGTTTAAGACTTCAGAACCTAATCCTGAAGCTGCTCCTGTTGATATTGACGAGGACTTCTGATGCGTAGTCGCCTGGAAGAACAGGTGGCGTCTTTGTTAGATGAGCTGAACATTGAATATGGCTATGAGCCTGACAAGTTCAGCTATGTCATCGAGGCTCAATACATTCCTGACTTCAAGGTTGGGAATGTGTACCTTGAGACAAAGGGTTTTTTTAAACCGTCTGATCGTCGCAAGATGCTTGCGGTTAAGAAAGCAAACCCTGATCTTGACATCCGCCTTGTCTTTCAAGCGCCTTACAACAAGATCAGTAAAAATTCAAAGACCACCTACGCCATGTGGGCTGATAAACACGGCTTCCCATGGTGTCCTTATTATGAAATCCCTCTTGACTGGTTGAAATGAAACCAAAGAAACCTCTTAGTGGTAAAGTGTTTATTGCTAAGGTTAAGAAGAGTAAGCGCCCACCAAAGGGCGTCAAGAAGTACCGAGGTCAAGGCCGCCGATGACTGCTACTACCCCTTACATTTCAATGCTCCCACCTTTCGGTTCCAAGGAACGTCTCCAAAGTTTTTTTAGTGACACTCTTGCTGAATGTAATGAAGATTACAATCCTCAAGATGTAGCTGATGCTTTTGTTGAAGAGCTAGAAAGCTGGATTCAGTACCACCAAAACTCTGCTAATGCTTATGAAGCCATCAGAACAGCACTTAGCAAGCGAGTTTCAGAGGCATGAACCTTGCCCTAGCTGCGGGAGTAGCGATGCTCTCGCTCGGTACACTGACGGTCATGCGTATTGTTTCTCTTGTGGTGCCTACGAGCACGCAGAGGGCGACCACGACCACCAAAGTTCCACTGCTTACCGAGCTATGATCAAAGGCGAACCTGTTCGCTTGTCAAAGCGAGGGTTGTCTGAAGAGATTTGTCGAAAGTTCCGCATCCACAAGGATGGGGATGAGCTACGCTTCCACTACTATGACTCGTCGGGTCAGATATGTGGGACTAAGATCAAGACTAAAGACAAAGCTTTTCGCTGGGAAGGTAAAAATACCGATCACCAGCTCTTTGGACAAAACCTGTTTCCTGATAAAGGCACCCGCCTAACTATCTATGAAGGAGAATTAGACGCAGCATCTGGCTATGCAGCCATGCCCACCTGGCCTCATGTATCTCTGCCTGACGGAGCACAGAGCGCCAAGCGTGCATTGCAAAGAGTCATGCCGTTGCTGCAGAATTATGAAGAGATTGTTCTTTTCTTTGACAACGATGAGCCCGGCAGAAAAGCTGCAGAAGAGTGTGCTCAGCTCTTGCCTCCAGGCAAGGTCAAGATTGCAAGAATGGAGAAGTACAAAGATGCTTCAGATGCCTTGCAAGCTGGTGACTCGGAAGCCATACGCCGTGCTGTTTGGGATGCGAAAACGTACCGACCTGATGGTATTGTTGACGCAAGATCCCTACTCGACCTAGTTTCTGAACCGCTACCACCATGCGCTCATGACTACCCCTTTGTGGGATTGCAAAATAAGCTTCACGGGATCAGATACGGGGAGCTTGTTACTATTACTGCAGGATCTGGGATTGGAAAATCCTCATTCTGTAGAGAGCTGGCAACTAACCTTCTCAGTTCCGGTGAACGAGTTGGATACCTGGCTCTCGAAGAGTCAAATCGCCGCACAGCTCTCGGACTAATGTCCGCTGCATGTGGTAAATCCTTTCACCTTGGAGAACATGACCGATCTACTCTCACCCAAGCTTATCAAGATACTCTTGCTAATTGGAACCTGTATCTTTTTGATGGCTTTGGGTCTTTTGATCCTGATGTCATCTACAACAGAATTGAGTACCTTGCCACCGGGCTTGAGGTGCGTTGTGTCTTCCTTGATCACCTCTCAATCCTGCTCAGCGGGCTTGACGGGGATGAGCGTAGGATGATTGACACAACCATGACCAAGCTACGGTCATTGGTTGAACGCACTGGTATTTCTTTGTTCCTTGTTTCCCACCTACGACGCACGTCTAATGACACCAACCACGAAGAAGGAGCCCGCGTACACCTCGGACAGTTACGAGGTTCGGCAGCTATTGCTCAACTGTCAGATGGAGTTATTGCACTTGAACGGGACCAGCAAGCGGATCGAGCAGCGGGTAGAACAACTGTTAGAGTGCTTAAAAACCGTTACTCAGGAGAAGTAGGCGTTGCCTGCCACCTGGACTATGACCTTGACACCTGTAAATTCCATGAAACCGAACCCGAAGCAGACTTCGACCCAAACACAGACTTCTGAGTTTGTCCATCCTTGGTATGAATATCTGGAGCGTCCTAACCCTCCTACCCAAGAGATGATTGACAAGGCGCAGTTTGTTGACAAAACATATGTCTGGAAGAACGGATCGAAGGAGGCTTAGGCTTCTTTCATATAACCTGTTATTCAATGGGTTGATCTTCGTTACTAACTTGTTTATTGTTGCTGGCGTTATCCGTCACTGGAATGACACAATCTAAAGAAGACAAGGAGGAGCGGAAGCCCCCTGAACCTCCTGAAGACCGTTACAGCCGCCCTTGTGGTGGCAAAGAGGGCTTTGATGATTACGTTGAGAGGTGGCATGAGTCGCTTAGCTTATGACATTGAAACCGATGGCTTTGATTCCTCAGTCATTCATTGTCTTGTTACGCAAGATCTGGACACTGGTCAGGTATTGCAGTACAATGATCGAGGAGGTGATTGTTATCCTGTTGTTACTGGGATCAATTACCTTGCGGAAGCGGAGTTCATTGTTGCTCACAACGGTATCGGCTACGATACGCCACAGATCAAGAAACATTTCCCGTTTTTTGACCA